TCGTTCCGCGATTGGGCAGGTGACGAGACGCATTATCCGCGCGATGTTGCCGAAGCTGCCCTTGCCCACGTTCTGAAAGATAAAACCGAAGCCGCCTACCGCCGTGGCTCGGCCTTGGCGAAGCGTCGGGACATGATGCAAGAATGGGCGGATTATCTAAATACTAAATGTAGCGTTAATGGTATAAAATAGGCGTATACTTGGCATATATTGATTTTTAACTTGACTTTTTGATCCGAAACGCATATACGAAAACATAAGTCTCCTCGACTTGCTTCTGGGGTGGTGCCCAGACCAGCGCCTTAGCGCGCAAGCCGACCGTTCGCGGTTACACGTTCAACATGGCCAGCAGGCCGCAATAGCCATTCCCAATTTCCATATTGAGAAAACTGCGCTCGGATTCCGCGCGCCGTCAGGAGGACCAATGCATCCAGACAATGATAACCGCCCCCGCCTCATGTCACCGAAAGAGGCGGCGGAAGCCACGACTATGTCGCGATTCCTTCTTTCCACGATGGCCAAGGAGGGCCATTTCCCGAAGCCGGTGCCGCTGGGTGTCAAGCGTATCGCTTTCGTCCGCGCAGAAGTTGAGGCGTGGATTGATGCCCGTATTGCTGCGAGGGCAGCATGACATCGCGCCAACCGCGAGGCATTGATGCTATTTCCGAAGAAGAGGCCAACCTGTACTTTGACTATATGGTCGCTGGCGCAGAACGCGCACGAGGTCGCCACGGCTTTCGCGTGCCTACTTTCGTCCTGATCCCGTGGGTGGAAAACGGGTTTGCCGTCCTGCGCACTAACACGCTTGCGAATAAATATGGCGTCAGTCGTCGAACGATGTGGCGAACCATATCTGGCTGTGTCCGCGACGGAATTATTAAAGTCATCGGTTACACGGAGGAGGGCAAGGCTATGTATGCACCGTGCCTGGAAATCGTTGACGAATGGCGAGCTAAGAATACGGGACTTGCCAATGGCGAAGAATGAGCATCACGGCGGCCCAGTCGATAGGCTTAATCTCTTAACTGAGATTGTCATGTCTGATTGGTCGACGCGCCTCGACCATAAAGTGGCGGCGGTGATTGTCAGTCGATACTTCAATCAGTTCGGCAACGCTCGGGCCAGCCTTCGTTTTATCCAGAAGCAAACAGGGGCGACCCGTCCTAACGTCATCACCTCGATTGAGCGGATCACGACCAGTGGGGCCATTATGGTGCAGCGTGAAGGCTGCGGAAACCGTCCTACGGAGTACGCACTGAACTTCCAATTTTTGCGTAGCGGTATTGCTGACGATACCTCAGACAGCGGTATCGTGGACGATACCTCTACGGATATTAGCGGTACTGCCTGCGATACCTCTAGTGGTATTGTGGACGATACCTCTACGGGGTCTAGCGGTATCGTCCACGATACCAAGACTCATTTACGTAACGTGCTTACAAGCACAGTTACGTATAGAAACGCCAGCGCACCGCACGCGCTCGGCCTTTCGGCCAGCGCGGCGGGCGCGGGCTTGGTGGAAGTCGTAAGCGCTGAAGTGGATAGTAGGGACGGCGAAACCATCCTTCATGTTCATGCTGCTGACGAGGCGGGGCAGCGCCACACAATAAGCGTGACATTGGAAAGCCGGTCTGAAGACACACAACGGGATGGCCAGCGTGTGCTTGCAAGGCTTGGCGAAATTGCAGGCAAAGAAATTCAGGAGAGCGAAGATCTGTTGGGTGTGAAGCTTTTCATCGATTGGGACGGCGATCTTCTGCCGCCTGATGACGAAGACGTAACGAGGACTGCCGCATGAGCATCATGGTTGAAGTAGCGCCTGGCCGATATGTCAATGAGGCAACAGCCAGCAAGCTCGGAATGCAGGGTACGGGGAAACGCTACGTGATAGAAAATTACGTCGCCTGCCATGAACCGCCGCAACGCAAAAAGAAAACCTCCGCGCCGAAGCCCGAAAAAGCAGCATCGAAGAAAACCATCATGGATGCGACCTTTGACTTGCCGCGTGAGGAACCGCCCGCACCAAAAACGGCTGTTCGCGAATGGCTGGCATCAATGATGAAGGGAGCAACCGTGACGAAAATTCCAACCGTACCGCAGCCAGAACCGCGAGGATGGAAGCCGCGCGAAAGGCCGAAAGCGGCCAATGATAACGAGGAAGCCATCCCACTTTGCGAAGCTCTGGTGCGCGACAAGCGATCAGACGACGCAGCTATGGTCAGGCGCTACCGGCATCTGGTTGATGTTGCCGGGCTGCCGCAGGAAGACGTTCAAGCTGAAGTCGGTGAACAGGGTATAGACGTTGCCCGCCGCACCGATTTGGCCGAGAGTAACGGCTCCATGCGTGATCACGGCGTAAGGGTTTCCGCAAAGGTGGCCATTTCATATGGCAACCGGAACGCCGTCACCATGGACGATATTCCCCGCCGCACACAAGCCCCGGCAAGGCCAACAATTGGCGAGGATAGCATCATCGCTCACATGGACGCGAAAGCCATCATTGGCCCGCTCCGGGCCGCTGTAGGCCCGTTGCTTGACGTGTTTGAAGATGCGGCCATAGGCGGGATGACTATGACGCAGATCGGCGAGTTTCGCGGATTCAAAGGAAAGCAAGCAAGTGCGGCAGGCAAGGCGCTGGTCTATGCCGCCGTTGATGCGGTTAGGGAAGCGTGGAACCGGGAAGAACGCTTGACTGCAGTCCAGGCAAGCAGGGCAGAAATCAGGGTACAAGCAGCCCTAGAGGCGACCTACGCGTCAAACCTTGTCTATTTCGGCAAGGACATCACCAAGAGGCCGGGCACGATCTATGGTAGGTCGAAGGCGGCGTAACTTGCCGAGGGCGATCACGGTAAGTTGCGGTGCACCCCAAATGGCTTGCTGTGGTTATAAGTGAAGACACATTTCAAGGCTCGCTTCGGCGGGCCTTTTTCTTTTCGGCGGTGGAATTTCCGGCCGAAATAGCGGGTGATCCCTTCCCGCCTTGCCCCGGTCGCTGGCTCACGACTGGGGCACCATTTCAGCCGTTGTAGTCGCGGCTTCTTTTATCCTCGCAGTGGTGTGGGGTAGTAGCGCGCCAACGCGCTCGCCTGCCTGTCGGTCGTTCTCCTCCTCGTGGACCGACGGGCGGGTTTTTTTATGCCTAAATCGAAAATTTTCATCTGAAAAGGCAGACCATGAACAACTGGACTTTGCGGGATATCACCGCCGAGGCGGCTGCGGCTGCCTGTCGAATGCCAGCTGAAACGCTCGCAACATGGACGCATCGATATAATGCGCCATCCGGTAAGCGACGTGGTGCTAGGCTTTATTCATTGCAAGACCTGACCATCCTGCAAACCGCTCGTCGGCTCTTATCGCCGGGCATCCTTGCAAGGAGGGCGCTGGATATTGCCGCACCGCTTCTGGATGATCCTCCAGACTATGACGCGACGCTTTTCGTGACCGATGACACTGCTTTCATCAGCAGCCGTGACGATTTCCCAGAATGCAACTTCACCGCAATCAACGTCGGCTGGGTTGCGCACGATCTATCTAAAAAGTTGGAGGCCGACCTTGTGGCCGTTTAATACGAAATCCGCGCCTGTCGAAGAGACGAAGGCCGAAAGCGGCGTTGTCACCCCGGAGACATGGCTTGTCACCCATTTCGGTGGCGGTCCAGACGACATCACCATTACAGCACATGCCGCGTTGCAGGTGCCTGCGGTCGCCAGCGCAGTCCGTCTGATTTCCGAAGCTGCCGCCTCATTGGACGTCCGCGTGCAGCGCAAGGTCAAGGGCGTCTGGACGGATGTTCCAAACCATCCAGCGGTCAAGCTTCTCAATAATGAGGCGAACGATTGGACGTCGGGTTTCGAACTGACCCGCGGCTTGCTTATTGAAACGCTGACGTTCGATCCCGGTGGTTTCGCGCTCGTCACGCGCAGCTCGGACAACCGACCTATCGCCATTCGAAAATACAAACCGGGTATGATCCAGGTCGAGTTTTCTGCCGAAGGTGATGGTCAGCCGCTGTACAAGAAAAACGGCAAGCCGTTGCGTTCCAGCGATGTCATCCATCTTCGCAATGCGTTCAACACCGCTCCCGTTAGTCACGCCCGCGATGCAATCGCCTTCGCCAGAGGGTTGCAAGCCTACGGAAAGTTGCTTTTCCAGAATGGCGCACGACCGGGCGGCCTTTTAAAGACGACGAAGCCTATCGGCGACAAAGGCGTCGAGGCGATGCTCAAGGGCTGGACGGCGGCTTTCTCCGGTTCGCAGAATGCCGGCAAAACGCCCGTGCTTTGGGACGGAACGGACTACACGCAACTCGGACTGTCGTCGACCGATGCGCAGTATCTCGAAAATCGTCGGTTTCAAAACGAAGAGATTGCCCGGGCCTTCCGCGTACCTCCGACCATGATTTTCGATCTTGAGCGCGGCACATGGGGCAATGCTGAACAAATGGGGCGTGAGTTCCTGACGTATTGCCTCGAGCCGTGGCTGCGCGAACTTGAAGGCGCGTATGGCAGGGCGCTGCTGACCGACGACGAGCGCCGCAATCATCGAATTTCATTCGACCGAGACGACCTTACCCGCGCCGATCTTGTCGCACGTGCGACGGCAATTTCAAGCTTCATGCAGGCCAAGGCCATTAGCGCAAATGAGGCCCGCGAATGGATCGACCTCCCGCCACGTGAAGGCGGTGACGTCTATGAAAATCCGGCCATCACGGTTCCGGACAAAGCGCCAACGGCAGAAACAAAGCCAGCGGCAAACTCAAGCAAACCGGAGTAACCAGACTTGGTTTCACTGAAACGAGAATACAACGGTGAGGAAAAAACCTTTACCGTTACCGATCCCCTATTGTTCGAAGTTCTGACGCCTAATCGTTCGACTTATGCATTTCTGCAAAAGTTTACGGCAGGGCTTTGGTCGACTGCTGACGTTGCATTCGTGCTTTCGTATGCTCTGCATGGCCCGTCGAAACAGATCTTGTCCTATTGGCCCATTTTCCGGCGAGCGGCTATAGAGACCGGGTCGCATGGGATGATGAGCACGCTACGCTACATTCCCCATCCTGACGTGGTCGCCACTGTTTCAAAGGCACCGGGCGACTTTGCTCCCATCGCCGTCGATATCCTCACCGAGCTGGTTTTCGGTGAAGGCGCATCGGTGGAGGCCGCCGATGAGTGACACGCTCGCAGCGGTGGAACTCGACGTCAAGTCGGTGCAGGAGGATGGTACGTTCTCGGGCTACGCGGCTGTCTTTGGCACTAAGGACTCGGGCGGCGATATCATCCGCAAGGGTGCTTTTGCCGCTTCTCTGGCCCGTCTGCCGGCTAACAAGGTCAAGATGCTATGGCAGCATGACCGGGACGAGCTAATCGGCATTTGGACGAAGTTCGAGGAGGACGACTACGGCTTGAAAGCCGAAGGTCGTTTGCTTCTCGAAACGGCCCGAGGCCGCGAAGCTCACGCACTTCTGAAGGCCGGCGCATTGGACGGTATGTCCATCGGTTACAACACCATTCGCGCTACACGCGATAGTGTCAAGTCTGCCCGCGTCTTGGAAGAAGTGCTCCTAAAAGAGGTCAGTCTGGTGACCTTTCCCATGCACCCTGACGCCATCATCTCCAACGTCAAATCCGACAACGAAACAATTGCCGCCATCCGTGCGGCTACTCAGGTAATTAAGGAAATCTAATGAACGCTTCTCTCAAACTCGAAACGAAATCCGAATCCGAAATCGACGTCAAGGCCGTCCTTGAAGACCTCACCAATGAGGTGAAGGCGAAGGCCGACAATGACAACAAGCTGATCGACCGCCTCGACAAGCTTGAAGCCAAGTTCGCCCACGCCAATGATAACGGCACCACCGAAACGAAGTCTGCCGGCGAACAGCTTGTCGAAACGGAAGCTTTCAAGGAATGGGCCGTCTCCGGCAAGAAGGGCAGCGCAGACATTGAGCTCAAGGCCATCACTACAGGCAGTCCGACGGTCGGCACCGGCACCGATGGCAGCACGTCTCTGGTCCCATCGCACCATGTTCCAGGCATCATCGCCCCGGCAATTCGCCCTCTGACTATCCGCGCGCTACTAGCGCAGGGTTCTACGACCAGCGGCGTGATTCAATATGTGCGCGAAACCGGCTTCACCAACAACGCCGCGCCTGTTGCAGAAGGTGCAGCCAAGCCGTATTCGGACATTACCTTTGACCAGGAAACCGAGAACGTGCGAGTTATCGCGCACCTCTTTAAGGCCAGCCGTCAGGTGCTTGAGGATGCGGCCCAGCTTGCATCGTACATCGATACCCGCGCTCGCGATGGTCTGGCCGATGTTGAAGAAGCGCAGCTTCTCAACGGCAACGGCACGGGGCAGAACCTGACCGGCCTTATCCCGAATGCGACGCCGTTCGATGCTGCGCTAGTGAAGGCGGGCGACAATAAGGCCGATATCATTCGTCGTGCTATTCTGCAGGTTCGCCTTGCCGAGTATCGCGCAGACGGCATCGTGATGCATCCGACGGACTGGGCGGATATCGAAGTCCTGAAGGAAGCCACTGGCGGCTATATCTGGTCGAACCCGACCGTGAATAACGGTCAGAACCTTTGGGGCATCCCTGTGGTCGATACCACCGCCATGACGGAAGGCAACTTCCTTGTCGGTGCGTTTGCCCGCGCTGCGCAGATCTTCGACCGATGGCAGGCCCGTGTCGAGGTGTCGAACTCAAATGTCGACGACTTCGAAAAGAACCTTGTCACCATCCGCGCAGAGGAACGCCTGGCGCTGGCAATCTATCGTCCGGAAAGCTTTGTATACGGTCCGTTTGAAGTAACGCCATAACAAAAAAGAGGGGGTGATAAATTCACCCCCTCTTCATCAATGTCTTAGTCGAAAATATCCAAATGCTCGAGGAGCTTTAGAATATAATAATATATCGCCAGCCCATGGTGGGCGATTTTAAGTAGAAATACGAATGCTTCCTTCATTTGTTTTAATTGTTCTCCATATAAGTGAAACCATAGCAACTCCTTCAAAAAAAATACGTTGCATGAACCCGCGCAGGACCATCCTGTTTGGTATCTCAAACTATACTAAAATCGGGTGCGTTTGTCAAGTATAGGCTAAGGATTTAATACATGGTCAACCGCATAACATCGTGTGGCTGCTCGGTGCCAAAAGGCACTAAGTGCGTTCATGAGCAGGCGCGCGTTACTGCACGCCAAAAGGCGAATGACGAGCAACGCGGTACGTCATCCGCGCGAGGGTACGATAAGGACTGGAGCAAGCTGCGCTTCCGCTTTCTGCACTACAATCCGAACTGTGTCGTGTGCGGGGCCAAGGCTAGCCATGTCGACCATATCCAAAGCGTGCGTGACCGGCCCGACCTACGGCTTGAATGGTCTAACCTGCGATCAATGTGCGGGCCATGCCATAGCCGAAGGACGGCGAAAGACCAGTCAGCCAACTGGGGGAAGAGGGGCTAGAGGGTCATACCCAAGCGTTGTGCAGCCTCTTGCTTTACGTAGGCCACAGCTATGTCCTTTAACATTCCAAGGGTTGTCCCGCCGACTTTAGCTGCCCCCGCTTTGGTTTTGGTCCAGATGGTATCGTTCCGTATCACTGCAAGATAGTCGTGACCTTGGTTGGTCATCCGGTACACACCTTTATTGACGCTCTGAAACAACCCTGCGTCACAGAGCAATTCAGCATGATGATGTCTCTTTAAGCCTTGGGGTGAAGAATTCAGATGGAGTGTAGCGAGGATGTAGACATCCTCCGATGCTTCGCACTCCAAAAGCAATTCGCGGATATAGTCATCATCGCGTTTCAAAGATCGCCCTCCAATTATCATCGGGAATCTACACGATGTCGGAGTGCTCGCAAGTGTCAGCAGCCCAGACCCGGGGTGGTCGTCAACTTTCTCCTTTTGAGCCGGGACCACCCGCGCCCCACAATTCACATTTCTCCCTTATTGGGAATTTCATCCTTTCAAAATAGGAATAAAAACCATGGCAATTGTCGATTTGGCCGCCATGAAGGCCGAGCTCGGCATCACTGACGACGTCGATGATGCCCTTATTTCATCCAAAATTGACGTCGCACAGGCGCATCTTGAGGCACTTCTCGGATTTGAGATTGAGCCGCGATATCCAGACGGCGCGCCTGCCGATTTTGTCGGAGCCGTCAAAATGTTGGCTGCCGGTTGGTATGAAAACCGTGAGTCGACGCTCGTGGGTGTGTCGGGAATGGAGACCCCGCACGGCGTTTGGGAGATCGTCTCAAACAGACGGAATTACTGGGGTGTCGGCGATGGCGTGTAGCAAAGATTTGCAGGACCTGATTAAAGCCCTCAATTCCATTCCGAAGGCGGTGCGCGCCAAGATCGATCCCGCGATTGAAAAGGGTGCTGACGAAATGGTCGCACGGATGCGTTTGCTCGTGCCGGACGATCCTAAGACCAGTGGAAAAGACCTGAAGGCCAGCATCAAGAAGATTGATACTGGCGTGCCCATGGCGATCCGCGTCCAGGCTGTCGACGAGAATCCCGACGACGGTTTCGACGTAGCTCTGGGTCAGGAATACGGCACCGAGAAGATGAACGCTTCGCCGTTCTTCTGGCCGTCCGTCAACACGACCAAAAAGCGCGTACGCCGTCGCATCGATCGCGCGATATCCAAGGCAGTTGGGGAGGCATTTAAGAAATGAGCGAACCATCATTGTCCGCCCAGAAACTCCTCGTAGACACGCTGCGCGCTCGGCCAGGTATCACGGCGCTGGTGCCGCCCGCCAATATCTTCGACCGGAACACGCTGCCCGAGGCATTCCCGTGCATCATCATTGGTGAAGGCCAGACCGTTGAGGATGATGCTGAATGCGTGATCGGCAGTGAGGTCTATATGACGGTGCACGTCTGGACGACCGAGCCCGGCATGGCACTGTGCAAAATGATAGCCGGCGAGATCAGGCGTGCCGTGAAGAACCTATCAGCGATTGTTGATGGCATCGCCCTTGATGCCTTCTTTCAGGACACGAATTTCATGCGTGGCACCACAGGCGATAACGCGCATGGCGTCGTCACCATTAAGTTTTTAGCAGAGGATACCGTGGCGATATGAGGGCAGGAAAGCTTGATAAAGTCATCACCCTGCAACGCACTACCTACACGGATGATGGTTACGGCGGGCAGATTCCCACAAACGAAGACTTGGCGACGATGCGCGCCCAGGTGTTGCAGGCCAGCACCGAAGAATTCATGCGCGCTTGGGGCACTTCCGCCGAGACGGCCGTCATCTTCCGTATGCGGTATCGCGCCGACCTCAATACGCGAGTTCGCGTTGTCTATGACGGGCAAGGGTTCGACATCGTGGAATTGAAACCGATTGGCCGTAACCGTGGCTGGGAGCTTCGATGCAAAGCGAGGCCGGGTTCATGAAGGGTCGCAAGGCTGAAGTAAAGGCGGTGGACGGTGCGCTTAGCAAGGTTCCTTCTGCTCCTGCCTGGCTGCCGAAGCACGCCAAGGCCGAGTGGCGGCGCGTTCTTCCACAGCTTGTTGCTGACCGCAAGATTGCCGCTCACGAACTCAGCACGGTGGAAGCGTATTGCCTTGCTGTGGCGCGAACTCGCGAAGCTGAAGAGGCGCTTCAACGCTACGGTTTGACGTTCGAGTCCGACAGCGGCCCGAAGCGACGGCCTGAAACCACCATTCTTAAAGAAAACATTGAAGCGGCTCGCCGCCTAGCTGCCGAGCTAGGTCTAACGCCAGCTTCGCGCACCAAGAATAAAGGAGGCGCGCCGGGTGACGGAGAAGCTTCCGAATTTGGCGTGGATATTTGACGACAGCCCGATACCCGATCCTCACGGCAAGGGCGAAGCTGCCGTCAAATTCATCCGTGCTCTAAAGCATCCAAAATCAAATCTACCGGGCAGAGCGTTCGTTCTGGATTATTGGCAGGAGCGCATAGTTCGAAAGGTTTATGGTGATACCGCCGAGGACGGTACGCGGAAAATCCAAGAGCTTTTCCTGATGTTGGGGCGCGGCAACCGCAAGACAAGCCTTATGGCTGCCTGCCTCATGCTTCACCTGATCGGGCCGGAACGTGTTCCTATGTCTTCGGTCAGCAGCATTGCCAACGCCCGTGATCAGGCGGGCTTGACGTTTCGCGAAATGGCCGGGATATGCCGTGCAACGCCGCGCATCACGGAAGCGGTGCACATTCAGGACAGCGCCAAGCGCATCACATACACCAAGCATAACATAGTCTATGAGGCGCTTTCGTCCGACGCCAAGTCTGCGCACGGTCGCTCTGACGTGGTGGTGTTTTGGGATGAAGGTCACTGCGAAACTAAGTTCGACCTCATTGAAGCGGCTGAAACGACGCTCAATAAGGGGCAGAATACGCTCCTTCTTTCGGCGTCGACGGCAGGCATCGGGCAGCTTGGGCCGTTCTATGCGAAATATGATCATGCGCGGAAAATCGTCGATGGCAGAATTCAGGATGAAACCTTTCTGCCCATCTTGTTCGAAGCGCCGCGCGACGTCGATTTCAGAGACGAGGAATGGCTATTCGCCACCAATCCGGGCTTGCGGCACGGGTATCCGAATATCAGGAAGCTGCGGCGATACATTGAGAAGTGCGAACATAGCCCGAGCGAGCGCGAAAGCTTCAAGCGCCTTCACTTATCGGTATGGCTTGACGGCGCTGCTAATCCTGAATGGGATCTGGCAATCTGGGACGAAGGGCATGGCAATGTAGACCTAGAAGCACTGCGTGGGCGCAAGGCTTGGATTGCTGCCGACTTGTCCAAGCGCATCGACCTCACGGCAGTGACTGCAACAATCGAACTGGACGACGACAAATTTGCAATCCATTGCATGGGCTTCACACCTGAGAGCCAGTTGCGTAGGCGGGCGGATAATGATTCCGCGCCTTATACGCTTTGGGTGGAGCAAGGATGGCTGAAGGCTTGCCCAGGCGACATCGTCGACCGGCTCATTGTGGAAGATTACATTCGCTTTCTTTGTGAAATCTTCGACGTTCAGGAGTGCGTTTTTGATCGGGCACTGGCACGGGAAATCATGGAGAACTTAGAGGCAAGCGGGTTCCCAGTTTCGGAATTCCCGCAAACGCTGATGAACTTCGCCAAGCCAGTCGACACGTTTGAAGACCTGTTCCTGAACCGTCGTCTTCTTCACGATTCGCCGCTATTGCGCTGGGCCGTTGGGAATACGGTCATGATGCGTGACCAGAACGACAACCGACGTCCAGCCAAAAACAAGTCTGCTGACCGCATCGATCCTTGTGTGGCCGCCATCATGAGCACGGCTAGAGCCGAACAAGGCGCATCTGGCCGTTCTTCATATGACGACGCGCCCGCAAACTATGAATTTTTCTCAGCTTAGGAGCCAATATGGCTAACAATGAATCCCGCAAACTTATGGTCGATGTCGTCGCGCGCATCGATAAGCTCGAAAAGGCCATGAAGCGCGGCGCCGATGTGACCGACCGGCAGATGGGCCGCGTTGAAAAGCGGGCCAAGACGATGGTTGTCAGGCTAGACAAGCAGTTTTCCGACCTCGCGGCAAACTTCGGCAAGGGCTTTCTTGCGGGCCTGGGTGCTATGGGGGTGGGTGGAATCGCGTCTGCCATTCAGAATGTCGCCAAATCCTTCGCCGACCTCGGACGCGAAGCAAAGATGGCAGGCGTGAACGTCGAGGACTTCCAACGCTGGCGCTACGTGGCCGATCAGAACCGCATTGGCATTGATGCCCTGACCGACGGTTTCAAAGAGCTGTCCTTGCGCGCCAGTGAATACGTCACGACTGCGGGTAAGTCAGGCAGCGCCGCCGATGCATTCCGGCAGCTGGGCCTTTCCCCGCAGGAAGTGCAAGAGCGTATCAAAGATCCAAGCAAGTTCATGCTGGAGCTCATCGATCGCGTGCAGCGCCTGAAGAATACCGCCAAGGGCATTCAAATCTTCGACGAGCTCTTCGGCGGTCAGGGCGGCGAGCAGTTCGTCCAGCTTATTGAGCAAGGGAGGCAGGGCATCTCTGCCATCCTTAAAGAAGCGGACGCGATGGGCGTCGTCTTCGATAAGGAATGGATCGAAAAATCCGCCGAGATCGATCGGTCGTTCAACCGACTGGCGACCACGATGGGCACAGCGGTCAAGGGCGCCATTGTCGAGGCTGCGTCTGCTCTAGAGGCCTTTTTGTCATCTTGGCGAGATATGGAGAGCAAGACGCTTTCTGGTGTGAATGCTGAACTTGCGCAACTTGCTACGCGCAAAGAGCAATTGCTGGCGCAGAAAGGCACCCCCGAGGATAGCCTGCTTAGTATCATCGGTAAGGATGCCGACACAGAGATGCGGTCCCTTGACGATAAAATGGCTAAGCTTCAGGTCCGGAAGGACGAACTGACAGCGACAAAGCTCGACACTATCGTTATTGAGCCAGCCTATAAGCCGTTGGCCGCTCCGACATCTGGAAAGTCTGACGCGGAGAAGTCTCGCGAAAAAGCAGCTAAGCAGGCAGAGCGTGAGCGCAAAGCCGTCACCGACTTAATCAAAGATCTTCAGTTCGAAGCGTCTCTGGTCGGCAAAACAGCGCTTGAAAAAGAGAAGATGGTCGCGCTCCGCCATGCCGGCGCGGCAGCTACTGAGGCCGAGAAGCAGAAAATCGAATCTCTCGTCGAAAGCACCTATCGTGCCAACGAAGCTCACGAGCGCCAGAAGGAAGTCCTTCAAGAGCTCAATGATGCAGGTCGAGACTTCGCGGGTACGCTGGTTGATGGATTGTTAGAGGGCGCAAAGGCTACTGACGTGCTTTCCAATGCACTCAAAGGCTTGGCTGACCGTTTCATAAACTCCGGCCTTGATCAGTTGTTTGGTGGTGGTGGAGGTATCGGCGGTATCTTCGGCAGTGTCTTCGGCGGCGGGAAATCCGATCCGTGGGCTGGCCTGCGCGGCTTTGACAGAGGCGGCTACACAGGCCTGGGGGGCGTCAAGCAGCCAGCAGGCGTCGTTCACAAAGGCGAGGTAGTCTGGTCTCAGGATGATGTACGGCGCGCGGGTGGTGTTGGCACTGTCGAGGCCATGCGGCGGGGTCTTGCTGGTTATGATCGAGGCGGCGCAGTCAGTCTGCCGTCGCTCCAGGCGCCGCGAATGCCCGATCTTTCACGCATCACGAACAATAACAACAACAATACGGTCAACAGTGCTCCCGTCATTAACGTGACAATCAATGGTGCGACTGGCAATGCGGAAGTATCGGCAATGGTCGATCGGGGGCTCGCGAAGGGCCTCGCGGAATGGCAGCGGACTCCACAGTTCGCAATGTCGGTCGGTCGTGGCGTGCAAACGGCCCGTCAAAAGGGTTTTGTCAGATAACCATGTCTGCTCGTGTATGACGGTGTCATCCACAGCCTTAAGACAAACCAGACACGGTATTCGCTTGTCAGTTTAATATGGGAAGTGCACTATGTTGGGGTGCCCAATGGGAGATGGCGCAAACCATCTCCCACCTGCGGGTACAGCTCCAACTAGCATTGGTTCGCGGGTTTAGTTCACTTTCCAGGGCGACCCCGCGAGCCGCTAGTTCTTACAATATCTCACACAATGAGCATGCGCGCGCACTTCGCAGCTATTGATTCTGCCAATGTCCCCAGAGTTTATGTTCTTGTTTTGATCTTTTTTAGTTTTCGCCACTGAGTGGCACGCTTAGTCGGCGTTCTTAAAGCATTGGAGTTCAACTTTGTTGCGATACTCGTCTGTCGCACGCTTCTGGTTCTGCTTCGTTTTGTAGCTCGGCTGATTATACGCATCGATAATGATCGCACGCGTAATTTTGCTTTCCTTATCGCTCGCGATCAGTTTGATGACGCTACTCATCGGCTCTTCCAATTGCCGCAAGTCCATGATCTTGGCCGCGAGGTCTCCCCAGCGCTTGCACATTTCATCTTTGGATTGCTCGGTAGCCTGGGCGGCGCTCGTCGATAGCAGGACGGCTGCGATGAGAAATGCGTGCTTCATGGCGCATTCCGATCTGCTGAAATTGGCGCCGGTCCTGACGGATTTTTTTGCTCGTCCTTGGATGCAGTAATCTCTTGGATCGCGGCAAGTCTTTGCTGTCGTTTGTGGCGGGCGACGTACCAGTCAGCGAAAAGCATTTCGATCAGTTCAATAAGCGTCTGCGCTTCCTCGGGATCGACATCAACTATAACGCTGATGTCTTTTTCCATGTGGGCGCCAATATTCCCTAACTTTCTTACGGCCGTGATTGCCGCAATAGTTTCGTCGTCAACCCCGCGAGGAGCGGTGCCTTGTTTTAACTGACTTTCGAGCTCGGCGATTTCGTCGATCAAACGATTTTTTGAAATTTTACAGAAGTCTCTAATCATTCCCTGCAAGCATCGACGCGCCAAGGTTGCCGACGCCTTTGGACTATCATTTTTGATTTTGCAGGCTTCGTAGTAGTCTTCTCGAATGACAGCAGGAATATATTCTGGCTGAGGCTTGGCGACCGAGCTGGGCAACAGTTGCCATGAATTCAAGAACGGAATGACTAGGCGTGGATAGGCTACACCAGGCAGTGTCTGAAGTGTGCCATATCTGACGGAAAGCGATATTCGATTACATTTTGTGTTGAGGCAACGTAGCGCGCTATATGAAATACCTAGTTTGCCTTCGACGGTATCTCCGATCCGCAGTTCATACGTTTTGATAGACCGGTTTTCATCCGATGCCAGTTGTTTATGCCCACAATATGCACATTCCCAATTCATCATTGCCCCTCCCAATGAATGGCAATGTAGGTTGAGGCGAGCCGTGCGGCAAGGGTCGTCAATCCTTCACAATCATTCCGACGCCAGTTTCACCGAAGAATTCGATGCCAGCCTTTTCAAGGGCGTGTTGTATATCACGCAGGGTCCGGTCGTAAGGGGTCGACTTCTCAGCTTCGAAATTGGCAAGGGTCGCTCTGCCGACGTTCGCAGCTTCGCATAGATCGGATTGAGACCAAGCCAAAAATGCTCTTGCCGCTCTGCATTGGGCCGGTGAGATCATAAAATTTGCCTAACTCGATACTTTTTGCATTGACTTGCATCAGATCGATGCATTATGACTAACCATATATGAAATGCATCGGATTGATCAACTTGATCCGTTTAGCATAGTTACCAGATCGTTATCGAGGAGAATGCAATGACGTGCGAGAGCGCGAACCATGCCGCATTGCCGCAAGGCACGATGTTCTACGACGTAAGCAACAACGTGTCGGAGGTTAGGGCCCTAGCCGACACGCTGGTCTATCTGGACATGGGCGACCGCGAATTGTGTGAGCGCGCCTACCCTTATCTGATCCGTATACTCGCCGACAAAATCCAAGAGCTGGACAAGGCTCATGACCAGCTTGAAACAGAGTTCCTCACACTTCGGCGCAACCAGCGCCCGTCCTAA